CTTTAAAATTCCTCCGGCGGGATATTTCTGAAATGGGTTCTAATTCAATGACAGATATTTTGCCAAAATCGAGGTCTAAAAACTATAGTGAAAGTAACACTAAGTACACTATAAGGCATTATTAACACTCTATATTACTATGACTAGTCCCCCCTAGTATAGGATTACCCAAATCAATTCTTCCTAAGAATAATAGATTTTGTCATTGACTATAAGTACCTCACCTCGCGCTTTAGTCATCTTTTGTGTTGGTAACCTCCAAGTATACAAAACACAGTTAATAATGCCTTCTAGCGTACTTAGTGATATTTAAAAAGGGTGAATTTCTATGGCAACAAAGAAAAAAGAAGAAACCAATGCTGCTAAAAGAAGACCACCAGCAATAACTTTAGAGGCACGAGAGAATCAGCTAATTGCTAAAGCAGTAGACGAGGCTGAGAAGCGTATTGAGAATGGCACTGCTAGTGATTCCTTATTAATCCACTGGCTAAGGCAAGGAACAGTGCGCATGCAATTAGAAAAAGAGAAACTCGAGGCTGATGTAAAGCTTGCAACAGCTAAAGCGGATTCGATTGCCGCTGCTCAGAGACAAGAAGAGCTTGCCGCTGAAGCAATTAGAGCAATGAAACTGTATACAGGTCAAATAGACAGTTACGAGGATGAATTCGATGATTAGATATTACAGTGAGCTAATTCAGTTGCCTACATTTAAGGAAAGGTTCGAATACTTAAAGTTATCTGGTAGTGTTGGAAAAGCAACATTCGGGTATGACAGATATTTGAACCAAAACTTCTATAAGTCTCATGAATGGAAGAGACTTAGAGACGAAATCATAGTAAGAGACAATGGATGTGAAATGGGTCTCGAGGATTATGAGATCAGAGGACGGATATTAATCCATCATATGAACCCCATAGTAGATGATGACATAATAAATGTATCCGAATACCTTATGAATCCGGAATATTTGGTTTGTGTAAGTCATGATTTGCACAATGCAATCCATTATGGAAATGATGACATTCTCAGAGCTAAGAATTTCCAACCAAGAAGGCCTAATGACACTTGTCCATGGAAGGAGAATTAACAATGGCAGAGCGTAAAAAGAGTTACAAGGAAGTTCCAGGTAAATACGGTAAGGCTAAAGTAGTTGATGAGACACCAACCGAGGAACTAAAGAAAGAAGAAGTAAAAGAAGAAAAGAAGAAACCGGTAAAAAAGAAAGTTAAGAAAGGTATTGTTGATACCAACGCTCTTAATGTAAGAACAACTCCTGAAAAAGGAAACAATGTAATTTGTATAATAAGAAAAGGTGCTGAAGTTGTGATCAATGATCTCGATGGCGTTATTGGCTGGCTTAACATCACAGTCGAGGCTACTCCTGGAGTTAAAGTAACTGGTTTTGTTATGGCTGAGTTTATTAAAGAGGTATAACAGATGGAAAACATACTATCAAGCATTAAAACAATGCTCAATGTCGAGCAGTCTATTACTGCGTTTGATAGTGAACTGTTAATGTTTATTAACTCGGCTATTGCTGAGCTAATACAAGGTGGCGTCGGACCACAAAGCGGACTGGATGTAACAGCAGAAACTTCCTGGTCTGCTTTCTCCGACGATACCAAAATAGTGAGTCATTCAAAGCAGTACGTTTATTGCAAGACACGACTTCTTTGGGATCCCCCATCAAATTCTTTCATTGTTAGTAGCTTTGAAAAGCAAGCGGAAGAATCCTATTGGAGGGCTTACTTAGAAGCAGACGAATTAAGGAGAATGAATAATGGATGAGATTAGAGAATTGCTAAACTCGATTCACTTCACTAATGATATCTGGACTGTAATGCTCCCAGTTATTCTAATGTGTATTGACATAATAACGGGTATTACAAATGCCTGGATTAAGAAAGAGTTAGATTCATCAGTATTAAGGAAAGGTCTTGGAAAAAAATTAGGAGAAATTTCTGCAATACTAATTGGTGAGATATTTGTTGCCGGATTCGGACTTACAACATTAGTTGCTGATGGTATAAGTATTTACATTATTGTAATGGAATTAATAAGTATTTGCGAAAATCTTGAAGAACTTGGAGTTCCAATTCCAAAGTTTATTAAGAAAGCATTGGCTGTTACTAATGAGAAGATAACTGAAGAGGATAAAAATGACAATGAAGAAAAGGATGATAAGGAGGAGTAATAATGGTCGTAAGAAGATTACCAGAAGCCTCAGAACTTTATCATCATGGTGTATTAGGTCAGCGTTGGGGTATACGTAGATACCAAAATAAAGACGGATCACTAACCACTGCTGGAAGAAAACATAGAGGGTTAATTGAACAAATTCAATATAACCGAAAAATGAAAAAAGTTCGAAAAGCTAAAGTAGAAAAAGCTAAAGAACAGAAACGTATTAATGAAGAGAAAGCAGAGAGACTTAAACAGGCTGCAGCTGAAAGAAGAGAACGAGCTGAAGTTATTAAGACTGGTAGTGCTAAAGATATTCAGAAATTCCAGGAAAAGATGAGCGATAAAGAATATGAAAAAGCATTACAAAGAATACAACTTACTCAAACTTTAAATGATTATGTAGCCGCACAGTCTCAAGCAAAAGCTGCTAAAGTACAGGCTAGATTAAACACGGCAATGAATGTCGCAAGAACTGTAAGCGATGTTGCAAGTAGCGCTGCTAATGTTTATACCGCATTAGAAAAATTCGGTGTTATTAAGAAGAAAGAAAAGTCTAATGTAATAGAAGCACTTAGAAATAAGCGAGATAAAATGTCATTAGAATTGGATATTAAAGACTTAGAGTATCAGAAAAATCAGTCATCAAGAAAGCGTCCTGATGAATTAGAATCTTGGCAAAGAGAAGCTCAGATAACAAAAGCTATGGCCGATGTTACCAAAAATAATAGAATTATATCAGGAGAAGATTTAAAACAAAAACAAGTATCTGGTATAACTTTGGATGACCTCATTGAAGAATTAAATAAAAGAGGTCTTTAAATGCTAACTATGAAGTCAATAAGTAAATAGAAAATACGAGATGTTTACCGATCGCCAATTACTAGCATGATAAACATTATAAGATCGGTGCTTTAGTCCGCTAGTTTATGAGACATAATTTGACTAGCTCGCATTTCTATTTCTTATTTATACAGAGGAGCCAGAACTAGTTGATTGTCACTCCCTTTGATTAGGCTCTGTCTCCTCTTTTTATAGGAGATAAAACAAATGGATATATATAGATTACCATCATGGGTAAAAACGCCTTATGATATGGAACTGTATCATTCTGGTGTTAAAAACATGCGCTGGGGTGAAAGACGTTACCAGTATAAAGATGGTTCCTTGACTCCATTAGGACGTGTTCATTACGGTGTTGGACAAGCACGGGAAAGAGTAGCAACGTTACCAACAGATGTACGTAGTGGACTAAGTAATAATAATTATGGTTCACCAAGAGCTAGTTCTGTTGGTGGCGGATCTGTTGTGGTTCGTAAATCTGGAGCAAATGGTAATATTATAGCAACCAATCAACACGGTTTACAAGGGTATGGACCTAAAAGAACCCAAACATTAAATGAAAAAACAAAAATTAAACCCAAAAGCAGTAGAAATGAAGATGATGATATATTTTCAGTAGATCATGAATCATATAAAGACCCAGATTTACCAAACGTACACGAAAAAATAATGTCTAGAAAACAATTACGAGATGCGGGCGCCACTGCTAGTTATGTAACTTATCGAGATACTAATGATACATTTAGTAATGATAGGCATAGTAGAATGGACGCTAGTAGTTGGGAATCATATGAAAGAGGAAGATCCTATTTAAATAGTAATAGTTTTCATGATTTACAAGATTCTAGAATCGATAGTTTAAGAGCCCAAGAAGTTCGAGCAATAGCATCGGGATATATTGACTCAGCAAGAAATAGTAAATCTTCATCTAAATTATATGCAAGATTACAACAACAGATAGATTCACCAGTAAATGCAGCTGGCATTTCACCATATTTAGATGCCAATGCTAAAAATGATCATCGTTCTAGAATGTTAGATGAATATACAAAAATGTATGAAGATAGTGATTACGTACGGAAAAGACGTAAATAATAAAAGAGGACAAACTAATGACAGATATTTATCATTCAGGCATTAAAGGTCAGAAAAAAGGCGTAAGAAGATACCAGTACCTGAATGGTACTTATACGCGTGAAGGAAATTTAAGGTATCGTCCGCCAAAAGCACGAAATGTACAAAAAGCTTTGGTGTTAGCTGAAGTTGGAATTATTGCTGCGGCTGAAGCTAAAAGTCATATGGTTAGTACAGCATCACCTTCTATAATAGCGGCGGCTAAAACAGCAATTTCAGCAATAAAAGCTAATAGTGTTGCCCTGGGTAAAGCTGTTGTAGAGACAGTATTGAAAGTTCCATCACCAGTTAGAGCTATGGTTTTACCGATATTGGCTATGGGTGCTGGATTTGCTATTGGAAAACTAATAATAGATGGTGCTGATATTGTTGAAAAAATTAAGGATGTACCATGGTCTAAAATTGCAAATACTACTGTTTCTGTAGGATCTTCTGCTGCAGGAATAGCCCTATCTTCTGTAATGGCTAATCCGTTACCAATGGTTGCCGGTGTAACAATAAGTACTTACCTATCGTTAAAAGAAAAGGAGGAGTCATGGTAGTAAGAAGATTGTCCTCTGAATTGTATCATCATGGAATTAAAGGCCAGCGATGGGGTGTAAGACGTTATCAAAATACAGATGGTTCTTTAACTTCTAGAGGACGTCAGCAATATGGAGTTGGTAATGGTAGAAAAACCACAACTGGAAAATCTAAAGGTGTACATCGAAGAGGTGAAGGACTTGGAACGGGTCCTGTTGGAAGATCTGATAAGTATAAAGGTCGTTTGGAAGGACGTTTTACTTCTGAATACAATACTTTTGATCAGAGTAATCGTAAAAAGAAAAATGGTAAAAATTCAAAGTACATCCATAATTACCAATCAATAGGATGTGACTATGATTCGTCTTTGCCACCAAATACTGTAAAATTTGAATACGTTACTATGCCCGATGGTAGTAAAGTTGGAAAGATGAAAGTTAGAAATGAAAAGTCTATAGAAGGATTACTACCTATAATAGACAATATTCAGAATTCATCAGATGTCGGTACTGATGCATTAATAGCTACATTAGAAGCAAAAGGTGAATTAACGTATGATCCCTCTTTAGCTAATTCAGATCTACCATTTTCAGCCTTTACTAATTTAGATTCAAGTGAACAAATAGCACCGGGTACCATATTAGCAAATGGTGAAACACCTAAAGCCGAAGAGGAAGACTTAGAAAAGACAGCATCAACGGTTATTAAAAATTTAGTTAAGAACACAGTTAAGAAAATAATGGACGTATCATTAACAACAAAAGGTGGTGCTGTATATTTAATAGGCAAAAAAATAGTAAAAACTATTATAGGTGATTAAGGAGTTATATTATGGTTGTAAGAAGACTTAACAATAATGAACTTTATCATCATGGTATAAAAGGTCAAAGATGGGGTGTCAGACGTTACCAGAATCCTGATGGATCTTTAACGGATGCTGGTAAAAGGAAAATAGCTAGAAAAATAAAAAATAGCGGTGGATATGATACTGGTTTGATAAGAGTAAATCAATCTACTTATAAAAATAAAGATTTAGTTAGAAAGCACATTTCTAAAGATACTATGGATGAATATGTTAATACTGAAAAAAAGTGGTCTAAAGCGGTTGATAAGTATAATAAGTATTATCCTAATATGAGTAAAGAAAAAGAAAAAGAAATGTGGAATGATATAGATAAATATAATGAGGAGCATGAAAAAATTACTAAAAAAGCAGTTGAAGAATTAGTTGGAAAATATTCAAATAAAAAAGTTAAAGTTTTAAATTCTACTGGTACATATTCTAAGCAAACCGTTGGAGACTTGGTGAGTCAGGCTATATGGAATGTATACATAGAAGATTATAAAAAATAGGGAGTGATCTAGCATGCTAAGCAACGTAGCTACGCCCAAATACTATGCACAGTTTAGGGCACGAGTAGACCGGGGCGAAATACCAGTATGCGAAGAGATTCGGCAAGAAATGGATAGGATTGAGGATCTCATAGATAATCCTGGCGTTTTCTATGATGACGATGCAGTTGAAGGCTGGGTAGCATTTTGTGAGCATGAGTTAACTCTATCCAATGGAGACGACTTGGAGCTATTAGACTCTTTTAAGTTATGGGGTGAACAGATATTTGGCTGGTATTACTTCGTACAAAAAAGGGTCTATGTTAAATCTAGTAGTGGTTCCGGTCACTACAAATTAGTCAAAGAGAAAAAACGACTAATTAACAAACAATATTTGATAGTAGCCAGAGGTGCTGCTAAATCAATGTACGCCGCTTGTATTCAGGCGTATTTTTTAATTTGTGACACTGAGACAACACATCAGATCACGGTTGCCCCTACAATGCCACAGGCAGAAGAGGTTATGTCACCAATAAGAACGGCTATCGCACGCGCGCGAGGACCGTTATTCAAATACTGGACACAAGGTAGTAAGAACAACACTACTGGTAATCCAGCAGCTAGACCACAGATTCAGTCTACTAAATTAGGTATTCAGAACTTTATTACAGGTTCATTACTTGAGGTCAGACCTATGTCTATAAATAAGTTACAGGGTCTTAAAACCAAGATAGCAACTGTTGATGAGTGGTTATCAGGTGATATTCGTGAGGATGTTATAGGTCCTATTGAACAAGGTTGCCAGAAGAACAATGACTATTTAATAGTTGCTACAAGTTCTGAAGGAACAGTTCGTAATGGAGCAGGTGACACAATGAAAATGGAGCTGATTAATATTCTTCGTGATAATTATGACAGCTCAATACACACTTCAATCTGGTATTACAGATTAGATGATGTCAAGGAAGTTAACGATCCCGACATGTGGGAGAAAGCCAATCCTAATATTGGTAAAACTATATCTTATGAGGCATATCAGCTAGATGTTGACAGAGCAGAAAAGGCACCAGCAACTAGAAATGATATTTTAGCTAAGAGATTTGGTATACCAATGGAAGGATACACATATTTTTTCACATATGCCGAGACTAAACCTCATAGGCATCAAGATTATTGGTCGATGCCTTGTGCAATGGGTGCCGACTTATCTCAAGGGGATGACTTTTGTGCATTCACCTTTCTATTTCCACTTAGTAATGGCGCTTTTGGTGTTAAAACTAGAAGTTACATTACAGATCTAACCTTATCCAAATTGCAATCTTCAATGCGAGTCTTATACGACAGTTTTATTAAAGAAGGTAGTCTGATCATCATGGATGGGAATGTACTTAATATGAATGAAGTATATGACGATCTAGATCAGTTTATTTTGGATGCAGATTACGATGTAAGGGCTTTTGGATTTGACCCATATAATGCTAAAGAATTCGTAGCTAGATGGGAACAGGAGAATGGCCCATATGGAATAGAGAAAGTTATTCAGGGTGCACGAACAGAATCCGTACCTCTGGGTGAGATCAAAATTTTAGCCGAAGAGAGATTACTACTCTTTGACGAGGAACTAATGAAATTTGCTATGGGAAATTGCATAACCATAGAAGACACTAATGGAAACCGAAAACTTCTAAAGAAGCGATACGATGAGAAGATCGATAATGTAGCCGCACTTATGGATGCGTGGGTTGCATATAAAGCTAATTTAGATAATTTCGATTAGGAGGAACAGAAATGTCAAAAACTATTAGAGAAGAGCTTAAGGACATGTACAAAGCTAAAGGTGGACAGCAGGCCGATCTCACAAACGATTCTCAGACAATAGCAGGCATGGTTGCAGCTATTAATCGTTATGAGAAAGCTTCTAAAGTTCTGTCACCACTTACTGTTGAGTCAGCAGCTGCAGATTTCGAGATTGATGATCAGCATACACTCGTATCATCTATTCAGGAAGATGTTACTGTTACTGGAAATCAGATAACAGGTAGACTTCTTGAGCAGCTTGAGGGACCTCATGTTGATTATTGGGGACCTGGTTACTTTATAGTACTTCATCTTGATGACATCGATTCTGATGCTACATCTGTACTTTGTGGAATGGATCCTTCACAGGGATCTGGTCTTGTTGAGATCATTAATGACCCGGATAAGGTCGGACTCTTTAAGGTAACATATAAAGATTCACAGATCTTCAAGGTAATTCAGTCTGATGGAACAGTTAAAATGTCTCAGGCATTTAGTCTTGCAGGTCTTACACTCGTACCAGCTGATGAAGAGGAGTAAAATTTCAAAATGGCAGCAAATCCTTTGAACAGGTTCCGTAATGCCTGGAATGCTTTCATGGGTAGAGACCCGACAGAGAAGTATTTGGAATACGGACTTTATGGTGGGAGCTATCAAAGACCCGACCGTACACAATTATCTTATGGTAATGATAAATCTATTATTACCGCGATCTATAATCGTATATCACTTGACGTCTCTCAGATCAGTATGCGTCATGTAAATGTTGATGAGAACAATCAGTATCTGGAAACACGTAAATCTGGATTAAACGATTGCCTAACATTAAGTGCTAATCTCGATCAGACAGGTAGAGCATTTATACAAGATGTAGTCATGTCAATGTTTGATGAAGGATGTGTAGCAGTTGTTCCTACAGACACTGACGTTAATCCAAAGAATACTGATGGTTATGACATACTTTCACTAAGAACTGGAAAGATTGTCGAATGGTTTCCACATCATGTAAAAGTAGAAGTTTACAATGAGAACACCGGAAAGAAAGAAAAAATCCTCTGTGAAAAGAGAAGCACAGCAATCATAGAAAACCCATTCTATGCAATTATGAACGAACCAAACTCTGTTCTCAGAAGACTTATACGTAAACTTGTACTTCTTGATGCTGTTGATGAACAGTCAAGTGCTGGAAAGCTGGACCTTATTATCCAGTTACCATATACAATAAAAGGCGAAACTAGAAGGAAACAGGCCGAAGAAAGAAGAGATAACATTGAAAAGCAGCTTGCAGGATCTAAGTATGGTATTGCTTATGCTGATGCTACTGAGAGAATTACCCAGCTTAATAGACCAATTGAGAATAATCTCATGAAGCAGATTGAGTATCTTACAAACCTACTTTATGGTCAGCTTGGTATTTCAGAAACAATACTTAATGGAACTGCGGATGAGCAGACAATGCTTAACTACTTTAGTAATACTATTGAGCCAATACTTTCAGCTATCGTCGATGAGTTTAAACGTAAATTCCTATCTAAGACGGCTCGTACACAGGGCCAGTCAATAATGTACTTCAGAGAGCCGTTTAAACTCGCTCCAGTTAAGAACATTGCTGAAGTATCAGAGAAGTTTATTACTAACAGAGTTCTTACTTCTAATGAAGTTAGAGGAGTTCTCGGTTATAAGCCAGCTGATGATGCTAATGCGGATCAGTTACTTAATCCAAACATTGATACTATGGAAAATGCTGAAAATGCGGAGCCAGAACCGGATCTTGAGGAACAGTTAGAATGAAAGGAGACGAAATTTCAAAATGGCAGCTTATGATTTCGCAGGCTGGGCTACAAAGAACGATATTCGTTGTGCAGACGGCCGTACCATAAGACGTGATGCTTTTAAGGATGACGATGGAAAGAAAGTCCCTTTAGTATTCAACCATAATCATGAAGAGCCTGAAATGGTTCTTGGTCATGCCATTCTTAGAAATAAGAAAGATGGTGTATGGTGTGAATGCTACTTTAATAATACTGAAAAAGCCAAGATTACCAAGGAGTTAGTCCAGCATGGTGACCTTGGCTCTCTTTCTATTTATGCCAATAAGCTTACACAGACAAAGAATAAAGACGTAGTACATGGAACTATAAGAGAAGTAAGCCTTGTACTAGCTGGTGCAAATCCAGAAGCAACTATTGAGTTTCCTATGTTTATGCATAGTGATGATAGTTACGATTTCAATGAGGAAGAAGCTTTAATAGCTTGTCATATCGAAGGCTTAGAACTATTCCACGGCGATGACCTTGAGGAAGAAGAAAAAGAAGAGATCGAGGAAGTTAAGCAGGAAGAAGAGGAAGCTGAAGAAGAAACAATTGAACATGCCGATTCCGAAAATAAAAAACAGGAGGAAACTAAAGTGGCAGATGAAGCTAAGAAGCCTGAGAATTCAGGAGGAAAAACAATAGGCGAAGTATTCGATACTCTTAACGAGGATCAGAAGACAGCCGTTTATGCAATCATAGGACAGGCCCTTGAAGATGCACAGGGCGGATCTAATAAGGAGGATTCAGACGTGAAACACAATGCATTTGACGTAGATGATCAGTATGAAGGTGGAGAAGTACTTACTCAGGAAGAGATTCAGCAGGTATTTGCTGACGCTAAGAAGTATGGATCACTTAAGGAAGCTTGCATAGCTCATTCTATCGATACAACTGGTATGGATGTAGCTGTTGGACAGCAGACATATGGTTTCAACGATGTTGATATGCTTCTTCCGGAGTACAAGAGTCTCAACAATCCACCTGAGTGGATAAAGAGAAATACTGAGTGGGTTAGTTCAGTTATTGGCGGAGCTAGCAAGACTCCATTCAGCAGAATTAAGTCTCTCTATGCTAACATCACAGAAGATGATGCTAGAGCTAAAGGTTATATGAAGGGCGGCCTTAAGAAAGAGGAAGTATTCACAACTCTTAAGAGAATAACAGGACCTTGCACAATCTATAAAAAGCAGAAGCTTGATCGTGATGATATTCTTGACATCACAGATTTCGACATCGTACCTTGGATCAAGGCTGAGATGGAAGTAATGCTTGACGAGGAACTTGCTAGAGCAATCCTCATCGGTGATGGTAGAGATCCACTTTCAGAGGATAAGATTAAGGAAGATTGCATCAGACCAATCGCTAAGGATGTTCCTCTGTTCAACATTAAGGTTGATGTTGAGGTTGAAGCTGGTGCAACAGGCGCTGAGAAGGCTGACGCAGTTATTGAGGGAATCCTTCGCGCACGTAAGAACTACAAGGGTTCAGGTAATCCTGCTCTTTATACAACAGAGGATTGGCTTACAGAGATGCTCCTTCTTAAGGATGGTATCGGACATAGACTTTATAAGACAGAGGCTGAGCTTGCTACAGCTCTTCGTGTAAGCAAGATCGTTACTGTTGAGGTAATGGAAGGCCAGAAGATCGATTCTAAGGACCTTGTTGGTGTAATTGTTAACATGAAGGACTACAATCTTGGTAACGACAAGAATGCTGCTAAGGGTCTCTTCGATGATTTCGATATCGATTACAACCAGTACAAGTACCTGATCGAGACACGTAGATCTGGAGCACTTGTAAGACCATTCTCAGCTATGACTGTAACAATTTCTACTGTAGCTCAGGCTAATGGCTAAGAATTTCAAAATGGGAGTCAGCTATGAGTAAATTTTATGGAAAAGTAGGCTTTGTCAAGACAACAGAGACTAGTCCAGGAGTATGGATGCCGTCAGAAACAGAGAAGCTATATTATGGCGATATTACTCGTCTTGACCGTAGATGGGATCAGCCCACCGAGGTTAATGACCATCTTACATTAAGCGAAGAAATAAATCTCTTAGCTGACACCTATATTTTGGACAATTTAAGTTATATAAAATGGGTTGAAATTCATGGGGTTAAGTGGAAAGTAAAGACTATAACGCCAGCTTACCCTAGAATCAAACTCACAATAGGGGAGGAATACAATGCCGACGAAGGAGAGACGTCTTCAACTACATGAAGAATTATGTACAATCTTAGGTTCGAGAAATGTGTATTTCCAACCTTCGGGTACCGTTAAAATGAAGTACCCATGTATTCGTTATTCAAGGGATAGAGGAATGCATATAAGAGCTGATAACAAAACATACATATATAGACAAGCTTATCAGATTATGTACATTTCAACAGATCCGGATAATGAAGTAGTTGACAAATTAATTGAGCACTTCAGTGAGATTTCTTATAACCGAAGCTATGTGGCAGACAATCTTAATCATGATGTGCTCGTTCTTTACTATTAAAGGAGAATAAAACTATGGCATTTGCAGCAAAATGGGATGAAGTCGGCAAGCGTTTTTATGAAATAGGTGTCGACAGAGGAATGTTTTATCCACTTACAGAGACATCTCAGGGAAGTGGAACTTATGAGTATAAGAATGGAGAGGCTTGGTCAGGTCTTTCTAACGTAACAAATAAACCTGAGGGTGCAGACGTTAACGACATCTGGGCTGATAACATGAAATATCTCTCTATCAGAGCAGCAGAGAAGTTTGGTGCTACTATTGAATGCTACACATATCCTGATGGATTTAAGGCTTGTAATGGTGAGGAAGAGGTTGTTCCTGGTGTTACAGTATCTGGTCAGACAAGAAAGACTTTCGGTTTTGCTTACAGATCAAGAATTGGTAACGATACAGAATTTGCCGATCATGGTTACAAGATTCACCTCATCTATAATGCAACGGCTTCACCGGTTGAGAAGTCATATGGAACAATCAATGACTCAACAGATGTTGATGCTATGAGCTATGATGTTGAGACTACAGGACTTCAGGTTGGAACTATCAATGGTGTTGAGTATAAGCCAACTTCACACATTGAGATCGATTCTACAAAGGTTGATGCTGCTCTTCTTGCAGCATTTGAAGAGATCCTTTACGGTGTTGAGGGTAGTACACAGCCTTCTATGCCTCTTCCAGCAGAAGTATTTGAGCTGTTTGGTGGAGCAGCAATTCCTTCAATCGAGCTTAATAAGCACTACATCGAGGTTGAGGCTGGTAGCACAGTAACACTTACAGCTACAATTAAGAACTCAACAGAGACTGCTGATTGGGCATCGTCATCTGAAACATATGCAACTGTATCAGGTGGTGTTGTAACTGGTGAGACAGCTGGTACAGCTATTATAACTGCTTCTATTACTGATTCAGGCGTAACATATAACGATACATGTACAGTAAAAGTAAATGCAGCAGGCTAATTGATTAATTATTAAGTTTATGCTAAGGTAATAAGAAAACAAAGGAGGTCTATTATGAGATTGAAAAGAAATTTCAAAATGGGAGTAATCTCTATTGTTCTTCTTATTACCGGAGGCATACTTATAGCATGCGGTAAAAAAGAAGTAACAACTACAGAGCAAACTACAGCGATAACTACGGAAGTTACAACGGAACAATCTATAGATGATGCTGGTATATCTATAGATGGATACTCTTTTCCAATTCCTGAAGACTTCGATTTTAAGAGTCAAGAAGACGATATGTACATTTATATGAATGGCGATACTACATTTTCTGTTTTAACTAGTGGTATTAGTGATGACTATAATAGTATTACCGGAGAATCTTTATATGCACAAATGAAGAAAATCTGGACTCCAGAGGGTTCTACAGAATTGGATTATGGATTTGCTGAAAAAGATGGAATTAAAAAGTGTTTTTATTCTATAGGACTGAAAGCTAATAATGAGACGTTTATACAATACGTAACCTGCTACGTTGTTGATAAAGACAATAAAGCTATAACGATCGTTGTATTTGACAAAGCTACTTCTGAAGACGATGTAAGTAATGTCGTCGATATGACGGAGAAATTTAATAAAGATTTCGAAAAACAAAATTTTTGGCCTGCTGAATAAGCAGGTCTTTTTTATTCAAGAAAGGAAAATAAGATATGTATAAGAAAATTATTAAGTATACAGACTACAACGGCGTTGAACGTAAAGAACCTTTTTACTTTAACCTCGAAGAGTCTGACATTATGAGATACAATTTCTCAGTTAATGGTCCTAATGGATACCAGAGTTATCTTAATAGACTTCTGGCAACTCAGAATACATCAGAAGCTTATGAAATCTTTGAAAAGTTCATCATGGATTCATACGGCGTTAAGTCTGATGATGGTAAGAGATTCATTAAGAACCAGGAAGTGCTTGACGAGTTCAAACAGTCAAGAGCATACAGTGAATTACTTATGGAACTTATTTCAGTTCCCGGAGCAGCTACAGAGTTCTTCAATGGTATTATGCCTCCAGCTCTTTTAGCACAGATGAATGCTAAATTTGCCAATGGTCAGCTTAATATGGATGAGTATGACAAGATGGTATATGGCAATGACAATGAAGCTCCGGACACAGTTGTAAGTGACAATACAAAGAAGGAGAATAAAAATGCCGATAGCGATAGCAATAAATAAGCAAGAGCTATATGACGAAGAAAAGAAAGAGTTTATAGACATTAATCAGGATTACAAACTTGTCTTTGAACATTCTTTAGTTTCAATTTCAAAATGGGAGTCAAAGTGGCATAAACCTTTTCCTTACATTAATGAGAATATGACAATGACACCGGAACAGAGTGTCGACTACATAAAACAGATGACAATTACTAAGGATGTACCAGACATGGTGTACAATTGTTTGTCACAGGACGATCTAAAGAAGATTAATGACTACATAAATGATCCTATGTCTGCTACATCAGTTAAAATGCCCCCATCTAAGAATCCTACAAAGAAGGAAATTCTTACATCGGAGCTTTTATATTATTACATGTTTAAGTTAGGGATACCTAAAGAATGTGAAAAATGGCATATTAATCGTTTAATAAAACTTATTGAGATCTATTGTGCTAAAGAAGGCAATGAAGGCAATAATAAGATGAGTAGAAGTGAACTTATAGCTCGTAATAAAGCAATAAACGCAAGGAATAGAGCTAAGTACAATTCGAAAGGATAAAGGCTATGATTTCTGTTAAACATAAAGGTGATTTTGAGAAGACCGAAAAGTTTCTTAAAAAGAATGTTCATATGAATCTCGATCATTACCTAATAATGTATGGACAGAAAGGGGTAGAAGCTTTGGCTAATGCAACTCCAAGAGATACAGGATTAACTGCTAATTCTTGGAGATATGAGATAAAAAAAGACAAAGTAAAGGGAACCATAACCATAAATTGGATTAACGATAATGTTGTAGATGAATGGTTTAATGTGGCTCTAATGTTACAATATGGTCATGCAACTGGATCTGGATACTGGGTTGAAGGTGTTGATTACATTAACCCAGCACTCAGATCCATTTTTGATGCAATGGCTGAAGAAATATGGCAGGAGGTTAATGGCGCATGAGCACTACAGTTGACAATCGTGTTGTCGAGATGCAGTTTAAAAATGAAGATTTTGAGCGTGGCATTAAGCAGACAATAACCTCCTTGGATGGACTTAAAAAAGCTCTTGAGATCAACACGAATTCATTAGATCTTTCAAGAGTACAAAGAGAAGCAGACAAACTTAATTTGCAAAGAGTAGCTGATGGTGTTGATGCGTTATCTGAGAGATTCTCTAATCTTGGTATAGTTGGCATGTCAGTTCTTAACAATCTGACTAATAAAGCTATAGGATTAGTTGAAAAGATAAGTTCTGCATCTATTGGTCAGATATTAACTGGCGGTAAAGGAAGAGCACAGAAAGTTGCTGATGCTAGATTTAAGCTGGAAGGCTTAATGAGAGACTATGAAGATAGCGCTAAACGAATTGAAGATGTATTTGGTTCTGCTAGTGAAGCAGTTAATGATACGGCTTTTGGACTTGATGAAGCTGTTAATATTTCTGCAATGCTTGTTGGTTCGGGTGTTGATTATGAAAAGACTGCAGAAGGTATCAGTGATCTTGATACTGCTTTAATGGGTATAGCCGGTGCAGCAGCAATGTCTAATTCTTCATTTGAAGATATTGGTAGGATATTTGCACAGGTTAAAACTGCTGGACGATTAATGGGCCAGGATATGATGCAGCTTCAAGGACGAACTATTAATGTTACTGCTGAATTAGCTAAGTATTTGAACATTTCCCAGGCTGAAGTATCAGAAATGGTACACAAAGGTCAGATTGATTTTAATACTTTTGCTGCAGCCATGAATAATTCATTCGGAGCTCAGGCTAAGAAATCAAACGAAACACTTCAGGGTGTGTTATCTAATGTTAGATCGGCCTTATCTAGAATTGGTGAGATATTTTATAGTGGTATCATAGAGAATAAAGATCTTATAGCCTTCTTCGGAGTACTTAAATCTAGACTTAACGATATTAAAAAATCTTTAGAACCTTTGAAGGAGCCATTTGCCAAACTTATTTCATCTTTTTCTAATCTCGGTTCAGCCATATTAAACACAATTAATATTGGTGGAGCACAAGGTTGGAATGGATTCATTAGCTTTATAGCTAATATGTTTGAAAAGATTTCAGGCTTTATAGATGCGATAACCAGCAAGATTGGTAATTTTGCAGAGGAAATGCACCTTAAAGAAGCTGCTGAAGAAGTTAAAGAGACCGTTGAACAGATTGATGAGTCTCTTGAGACTGTGAAAAAAATAGCTAATGAAATATGGTTTGGAGATGAATCTGGTAGAAACCCTTATGGTAATGGACAGACCAGAGTTGATGCTCTTGGTAACATGTACGACCAGGTTCAGACCTATGTAAACGCTATGAAAGAGGCTGACTTCGATATGGAGAAAGCCGATCAGATTTATGCTCAGAATGCAGTAACAACTACTAACGAAGTAACAGATGCTAAGCAAAGAGAGATGGAAGCACGTCTCGGACTTAATAAAGTTAGTGATGAATCTGTTGAAAATGCTGAAAAGACTTCTAAAGCATTCAGTCCTTTAATGACTGTATTTAGCAATCTCATGAAAGGTGTTAGTGCTATAGGAAAAGCCTTTAAGAAAGTATTCTCAGTAAAAGATTTAAAGGCATCTATAGGTATGCTAACATCTAGTTTCGGAAAAGTTGTGTCTGCTATAGGTCTTACAGAAGAGAGAGCTGGTAATTTAGAGTCTTTCTTCACAGGTTTGTTTAGTATTTTCAAAATGGTAGGAGATACTTTGGTAAACCTTGTTAGTGGCGGCTTCGAGATCTTAGCACAAGTACTTCCAACCATAATTAATGGTATTTCAACCTTCATCGGTTTTATTGGAAATGCTATAAATAGCTTTAGAGAGTTTGTTGAGTCAAACAATCTCTTAGTTAGAGCTGGTAGATTCGTTGTAGATACATTTACTAAGGTTACATCTACATTAAAAGAGTTCTTTAGTAAGTTTATCGAATTGCCAGCAGTACAGAAACTTAAAGACGAATTTATTGATATTTATGATAGAGTGGGAGCTCAGTTAATTAAATGGTTTGGAGACGCTAAAGGTGCGCTCGGAGATTTCTTCAGTGTATTTGACGACGCTGATGATACTACAATGAACCGAATCCTTAATACAATTAACGATGCTCTTGAAACAATGATGGGATTGGCCGGAGATGCTAAAGGCCATATCTCAGATTTCTTTGCTAGATTTAAACAAGGTGGAGACCTTGAAAACACGGCTATTTATTTAGGTAAAGTAAATACTGGATATACAAATCTTAAGAAAACAACAGACAGTTTGGCTCATAGTGGAAGTGTCGGCGAATTTGTTGCTAATATGAGTCAGGCGTTTGGAACCAAATCTAAAGAAGGCGTTCTAACAAAAGCTGAAGGTGTTCTGGATAACATGGTCGGATCATTTAAGAAACTCGATCTAGCTAAAATGACACTTATTGGTTTGAGCGGTTCTTTAGTAGCTGCATCACTTTCATTTAGTGTATTTACCATTAGAATCACAGATGCTGTAAAGAATTTCTCAGAATTACCAAAAGCCCTCACTGGTGTATTTAAAAGCATCAGTGGAGCATTTAAGGGCGTTCAAGATTACTTCAAGCGTAAAGGTTTGGCTCAGATAATCACACATGCAGCAATAGCAATCGGCGCAATAGCTTTAGCATTAGCAGGTTTGGCTATTGTTGGAAGTAAGTATGACTTAGATAAACCAACAATCGCTTTGGGCGTTTTAATGGGTCTTATGTCTACAATGGTTATAGTTCTGG